GATAGTATAATTTCATAATTGCCTCCTATGCATATACAATCGTCATCAAGACGTTTTTGTTGCGGGCGCGGGACTCGGTCGAGGTGTTCACAGACAGAGGATTTCCGGAATCCCGGGAAATGCTACCTAAAATGTTATAATAGCATAACATCGCCGCTCCGGCATTCCCCTGCGCCCACCAATACCCTTGTGTTGTGACATTATGCTTATGGAGGATGATCGCATCCAACTGCGCCGTCCCCACGGCATCACCCGTCGTGCCGTCCCCTCGATCGGTACGGCTGGCGCGGTCCGGATCGGTGGCCTGGCCGTTGGCCCAACCACGCTCGAACCATCCGCGGAAGTCGGGTACGTTGAAATTGCCGCCGCTCCCGCCGTACTCATACTTGATCACCGAAAAGAGCCTGGAATACGTTGTCGTGCTGAGCGATGCCCCGTTGCGATGCAACTGGCCCGCCGGGACCTTCGCGCGCGGCAGGCTCCGGTACTCACCTATATTGGATTTCACGATGCAGGGCAGCCCCGGCACCGCACGGAATCCCACGTTGCCCTCTATCCGGTAGATGTTGATGGTGCCTCCGGCAGAGGTTTTCCGCACCACGATCTTGACCATGGTCGCGGAGGCGTCGATCGACCGGGTAATGGTGATAATCTCCTCGCTCCCGGTCCCGGCAACAGCCTGCACCGTGGTCCCCACGCCGTCATCGACGACGACCTCAGCGCCGGCGGCGGCCGTCTTGAGCACAACGCGGAACGACACCTGTTTCCCGCGCAGGCGCGCGAGAAGCCCCGGCACCTCGTCGATCTTCTGGCTATACATCATCATCGTGGCATCAGAGGGCACGGTGATGCGCACCGATCCGTCCCCGTCCTCAACGATCGCCGGTGCCGTGCCGTCGCAAGAGAAGATATAGCCGTCGGGATTGCCGGGCGTGTCACAGAGGATATACTGCTGGTGGGGATTGTAGACCAGGTTCTCGTGGCCGAGGGATTCGAGGTAGCGCGCGTCGAGATAATCTCGGTTCCCTACTCCTGCGCCGGTTTCTGGATCATTAGTAACAGATAGGGTTGCGATCTGAATGACATCATCCAGGTGTCTCGATGTTATTGCATCATCGTCGATACCGGAACCATCTTTCAGGCACCGGTCATTTTCATAGAGCCTGTCAAACTCCGCATCAAACAATTCCCCCAGCGCAGGAGTCCCGGTCCCGGGCGAGCTTCCGCTTAACCATTCTCGTGTCTTCTCACCATTGAACGCCATCTCAAACCTCCTTTATCCTGTATGCGATTCCCCCGCCTTTCGTGTGGTCGAGGATGTTCTTTATATACGATTTCAATGATTCCGCAGTAGCGGTGTTGATCCGTAATTCAAAGAATGCTGGTTGAAACACTTTCCCGGAGAGCATATATCTTCCACCAAGCCACCAGGTGCCGTCGAGCCAGAATTGATACTCCGGATCGGTGGCCCAGGGCTGATCCTGTTGAGAAGGATAAAGCTCGCGGATGCCGATGTAGTCATCTCCCAGGATCGACCGCGCGATATCATTCAAAATATCAATGGAGCCGTCGGACAGCATCTTCACGATCGCTACCGCAAGATATATCCTGTAGCTGGCATCGTCCTTCCCATTGCGCTTCTCCCGTACGATACCACCGATGAGATCGAGAACGACGCCCGATTGCGACATGAAATCGCGCAACAGGCGCATATCCTCTAAGAGTTGATCGATTGCGTCCATCTGCGTAGAGAATAGGCCCCAGAGTTTGGAGTTATTCGATCCCGGTTTTATATTGAGAATTGAATCGGGAAGCAGAATGCGAAGATCATCATTATAGCTCATATCACGTTCACCACGATATTCGCCATGGCCGCCCTGGGAAATTCACGAATCAGGAATGTAAGATTTTCGCTGTCCGTAGGATCCGGCGCGCGTCCCAGCTTTACGGTGAGATTGTTAATACCGCCGACATCGGACTGTATGGCGATAAGCTTCCATGCGGCTATTCTCCCGCCGATGCCCACGCCGTTGTATTCCACCGATTGATCGTCGACGCCGCCGATATAGGCGATGGCCTTTCGCTTCATGATCGCGATGCTGTCGGCCGACCATTCACTGTTTGCTGCAACCTCATACGTCACATATACGCTCGCCGCGGTCGGGCGGGAAAACCGTATGTTGTGAGAAAGACCCTGCGAATCTGTCACGACAACCAGTGTGGAGCCGAACGTCTCTATTCCTGCTGATTTCTTGGTAAATATGGCGTTGGCGATATCCGTATCGATGCCGCCAATTACGACCACCTCGATTGATCTCGGGGGCAATCCGTTCGCGTCCTCAGTATTGCCCGTATTCTCGTTTGCAATTGTATTGATGACGCCCGGAAGGCCAGCCACGATTCCCCGTATGGCATCGATAGATGATCCGGTCGATGCGGGCATGTCTTCATAACTAGAACGAAGCTCAGGATCTGATTCGCGCGGACGACCTCCCGAGGCGGCCGCCGGATTGATCACCGAGTCGACCCCGGATATAGGCGTCTTGATGGAGGTGATAGAGGCTGCCGGAACATTTCCCGTCGTTCCCGACTGAGTGCATTGAGCATAGATATGGACGATGCCGGAAGCATCAATAATTTTTTCCTCGATTGTTTCAAATACTATGTTTTGGACAGTTTCGGCCTGCGACCCGATAGGGATAACGGAACCCTCCAATCCTTCGAATTCAAGCACAACGATTGCATGCTGGGCGGGGTCCCGGCTGACAAATCCTAACCGTGTCACACGATCAAGCGAAACACCCTCGGCCGTATTTATCCAAAGAGAGTAATAAACCTCCTCCGCCAGAGCCCATTGACGATCGATGGCCCATGCGTCGAGCTTGATCCTGATTCCGATGGGGCTCGCATCGGAGAGATCAATGTCGGGGCCGAAATAATCACCGAGTCTGGCCTGGTCCTGCAGCTCCTGCAGTATCGCTGAATATGGTTTGCGGATGAATCCCTGTGGGGTAATGCCGTAGTTCATATCGCCCCCGTTACGGTGCCGTAAATAGTCGCGACTGTAAAAGAGATACGTAATTTTCGTTCTTTATTCTCGAATTCGATCGTAAGGCTTTCCAGAGCGGTAACTTCGGGATCAGCCTTTATAACCCTCTCAACCTCGGATCGAACCAGCCTGTCGGATACGTACTTCGCGTCATATATACCCCACCAATCGACACCGGCGTCCGGATTGAGAAACCATGATCCCAGATCCAGTCGTAGCGATAATTCGAGCCGTTGTTTGCAGGCGTCCCTCCCGTATAGCCATACGAACCGTCCTCCGGAGATAACCAGATCGCCATCCTGCAGCAGGAGCGTTTTCATATAATGCTCCCCGGTCCCGAAGTACTGCCGGATACCCCACCCGTGGGGCACGTACCGGTTACGGGAATGCCGGCGGGAACCTCGCCTGTCCGAACGAACGCGTCTATGGCATCCGCCATTTCTTCCGCCGCGGCGGACGCCGTTTTCCCCTGTGACAGATCGGTGAAGATCGCCAGGAGATCGCTTTTAAGCTGTGCCTTATTAAGCGCCATATCTGTTCCTCATGATCCGGGATTCGGAGACCCCGACGGACCGACCCCGGTCGGATGTATATGCGTTGAGAGCTTCACCGGAGCCGATTGCTTCATTGCGGTGATTTCCCCGTCGGAATCCATTGCGCCGGTGGCGCTGACCTTCCCGTCGACCTCAAGATCGCCCTTGATGCTGATCTTTCCCTGCTGTAAGTGGGCGTACATTCCGCCCCCTTCATGACCAATAAGCAATCCGGGCTTTGAAAAATCCCCCGGCACGCTCCAGCCGGTGCGCGCTATCCCATACACCACCGCGGCGTTTTCCCGGGAGAACAGCCTCCCGTCGGTGTTTCCCGGAACGCCGGCGAGCGGCCTCTCGATTTCATGCGTCGCGAACGTTACCCAGACCAGGTCGCCGCGCTTGTATTCCGGACGTATGTAATATCCACCCGCATAGAGAAAGAGCACCGGGATATTCGGGATGATCTGGTAGTCCTTAACCTGGGTGGTTCCATCGGCCAGGTATTTCAGAAGTGGCTTCACGTCCGCGCGCATGGTTGCGATGTCATGTCTCTCGATGGTTCCGATGCAACCGGTAAGGAGCTCTCGAGATCGTGCATTGAAAAAATCGTCGAATAGCTTCGCAAACGCATTCACAGTCGGACCGCCTCGACTTCCGTTATCGCATTACCCGTTGGTGAGAACTGGTGCTTCCCGGATCTGACTTTGAAATTGATTTCCGCTTCGTTGTTCTTTAAAATGAGAAGGCTTGCTGGACCGCATTTATACTGGAAAAGCATTTTTATCTTTGCCCCGTAATCGGTCAGGTTCGCATCCAAAAGTCCGCTCGCTGGAGTGAGAACGAATGCCTGGCCGTAGCCCCTTGCCGGAGAGACAAATCCCGCCTGACCGTTCCGGAAGAAAAATTCCGATTTCGTATCCTTTGCCAAGTTATGCATTACCGTGGAAAGCGGCATCCCCACAAGCGACAGGCCTCGTTCATAGGTCTTATTCTCCGCGAGCTCAACTTTTGCGGGCGTAATACCCACCTCGTTCAGTATCTCATATATGGCGTTTTCCGCGGTGATCTTTCCGCTCCATGATTTGTTGACTTTCGCATGTTGCCATTTCCATGCCGCGTCGCTCACGACAAGCTCGAGGACATTGTCACTCCCGCTTTTCTTTTCTTCGTATTTGACTATCTCACCTGTAACGCAGGTCCCGAAGTCAGACGCGTATCCTGCCGTGATGGTGATTGGCGCGTATCCGTTTTGTTTCTTCTTGCATGCCTGGATTGTCTCGACCGAGGGGTTATATATTTTCGCCTTGACCTGCGAAACTGAATTAACCGCGAATGATATCTCGAATTCGAGGGTGAACGGGGGATACGACAGCGAGCGTCCACCGATGTTCATCTCGCACACGCGAATATAGAATGGCGTCCCGCTCATAATACGCAAAGCCTCATTGAATCGAAATTGTCTATCCCTATACGCTCGATTTCACTGTACTGCCGTCCCATGTCGGCGATATTCATAGCAACAAGCTGCAGGCTCACGTCAATATCGTCCACCACGGCGTGAATCGCGTCGGTGAGATAGTTGAGCCTGGTGGAATACACGGGTTCGTCATCCTCGTCCCTGAAGACCACCGTGTAAAAGTCGAAGCGGTCATTGTACAGAAACTCAATCGCGTAATTTTTCCCACCGATGGTGAAGGATTTTTGTATCGGCATCTCATCATGAGTGATAGGCAGATATTCCAGTTCCATAGTCAGCCACCGAACCATTTTGCGAATATCGATTTCGGTTTAGCGGCCGGTGCGGTCTCTTTCCCGGTTTCACTCTGACCGGCTTTCTTCGTGGATTTTGCCGCTTGCGCCAGCTTGAGTTCCTTTAGCAGCACCTCCGCTATTTTGACCTTCTGCAGGCTGATCGAGACTTCAACGCCTGAACCCGTAGACGGCGATCGCGCAACATCGAGCTTCGTGATAACCACATCGCTGACGGTCATATCATAACCCTTGAAACCCATTCCGGAAAACACAGGCCCGCTGTATTTCAGAAGCTCTCCGTTCGCTTTCCAGGTATCAAGCTTTTCAATTTTGTCTTTTACCGACAGCGTATCGGCCTTGAATCCCAGCGCCGCCTTTGCCGCGTCGGACGCGGCGGCGAGAAGATCGTTCTGATCCGCCAGGATTGTTTTGATGCTGAATTGATCGGGCTGGTTGTGCACGTGGTCGGACACGTAATCTCTCTCGACCGCGTGATTCGATACCGTCGCCGTTCCGGATTTGCTCTCTGAAAGTATGGGGCCGAGAATTACCTCACTTGTCCCCAGGGATAGCGTGGGCGGGGATCCGAACAAAATTCCCTGAAGGTTCATACCGCCTCCAGTCCGAGCTGGGCTCTGACCGCCGGAAGCGCGTCCTCTATTGCTTTCATAACCGCGGACGCGATGGTATCGGCGTCATCCCGCGACGCCGATCCGTTGATCGTAATTACCGGAGCGATGGTAATGGTGGAGCTCCCCGAAAGCGCGACGTTCGGAACGATCGAACCCGCGGCAGACGGTACAAAAAGCTCCGGACCCTGTTCGCCGACTATATACGGTGTCCCGGACAACACCGGCCCGCCGCCGGCGCGGCCTTCGATATCCAGCCCGGTTGCCTTGGCGACGAAAGTGTAGAGAATAGGCGGTAGGATGAATGAGAGAAGCTTGGGGATGAGCCCTTTCAGGCTGCCAAGCGCAGCAACGATACGCTCCGGAATGGACGAAAAAAACGCGAGAATGATGTTCCACGTATCGACAAAGAAATCCCTTATACCCCCGATTACGTCTTCCCAGGGCCCCAGCCACGAACCGATGATCGAATCGCCCCCGGTAATCCAGGTATAAATATCCTCGATCACCAGGGCGAGGAGGCCTATCGCCGCGATAATCGCGTAGACCGGCCATAATGCCGCGATAAGACCGATATTGAAGATGCCGAGCGCGGTGATGGCGCTCCACAGGGAGCCGACCAGGAATATTCCGATTGCGGGCACAAGCGCCAGGACAATTATTTTAACGGCCGCCATGGCCGCTTCATTTTGCGAAATCCATCCAATGAGTCCCCCCAGCGCCTCGATCAACGGCCGCAGGGCATCGGTGATCATGGAGCCGATCGAGCGTTTCATTTCGTCCGCGTTTCCGGAGAGTGTGGACATCAGCCCGCTCCATGTACGCGACTGTTTGTCCATCATGCCGAAATATTTACCTCCTTCGGCGGTCATATTTTCGAATACCTTCTGCAGGTGTTCGAATTTAATCTGCCCCGACGATGCCAGTCCCCGAATCTGTTCGGTACTTACCCCGAAGACTTTCGCGAGCTCGTCGAAAATGGGAATGCCCCGACCGGCAAGCTGCATGAGATCCTCGGTCTGCACCAGGCCGGAAGTCAGGTTTTTCCCGTAAATTGCCGAGAGTTCGGTGATATCCATTCCGACCCCGCTGGCGACGTCCCCGACCATGCGGAGCGTGTTCTTGAGGTTTTCGGCTTTCACGCCGAAGGCAAGAAGCTGCCGTCCGGATTCAATGACCGGGCCGGGCTCAAACGGGGTTACGTTGGAGAATTCGGTAAGGTCCGCCATAACTCGCTGTGCTTTTTCCGCGCTGCCGAGCATCACTTCGAACGAAACGGAGGCGGACTCGAACTTGGCGGCCTGGTTGATCATGTCTCCGCCGAGACCGATTATTTTCGACCCGATGGATAACGTCGCCAGACCCTGAATCGCTCCCCCCATCTGCCCCAGGCTCGCGCGCGCTGCACCGAGCCTGTCTTTGAACGATTTCATCCAGCGCTCCATTTCCCCGATACCGGAGGTGAAGCTTTTACCCAGGCCGCGACTCTCCGCGAGCTTTCTGTTCCAGTCGGCGAGCTCTTCCTGGCCGTTGCCGGACAGGTCAACTTCAATCGCCAGTTTCCTCAGTACACCGCCCTTGCTCATGGTTTGGTCTTCGCCGTCTCCTTGGCTTTTCTGATCGCGGATTCCTCGAGCTTCAACTTATAATCGATGGCCGCGTTGATGTCGTAAAGAAGCTGAGGAGGAGCACTGTCGTACTCCTCCTTCGTAATCTGCACCAGGCCGAGGGCTATCGGCCGCCAGTAGGCCCATTCCTCTTTCTCAATCCTTGCTCTTGCTTCCCGGTACAGATCGTCCGGGCTCGGCTCCTTCGGCCGCCCCTCCCACCGCTGCCTCAAGGTCCCCGTCAAGAAACCGGCGCAGCAGACGCTGCCATACCTCCAGATCCTTGGGCTTGACCGTGTCGATGGATGGCTTGTCGCCGTGGCCTTCGGGGATCACGCAGTGCTCGAAGGCCAGGTCCATGAATTTTTCGATATCGATGCCCGTGGTCGGGTTGAACACCTCTTTTTCCCAGCGCATCTTCACGCGGTTGCCGGGGTGCTGCAGCTTGTAGCGTTTGCCGTCGATGAACTTTACATGGATGATCTTGCCGTCCATGTCCTCGCCGGTTATGACCGGGTTTGTGGTCCTTGCCATTTCGTTCGCTCCTCTCCTGCGTCGTTTAGATGCTCAGATCCGGAAGCGGCGCGCCCGAGTAATCGGGCACCAGTATCTTCCATTCGCGCTTACCGTCGTCGGAAGCGAAACCGATCGTCGGCCGCTCGGCGATCCGCGCGCCGGTCCCGCCGCCCACATAACGCCCCTCGCTGTTGTTGATGACTCCCACCACCATGCTGGCCGGGAGCTTCGAGAGGCCGTCGAGAATGATATTCGACGGGCTTCCCTGTTTCAGGGTGAACGTAATGGTATGCCGGTTATCGTGCACTTTCGTGAACGAGGTGTCGCCGTCCACGCCGCAATGCGATTTATACAGCTCCTTGGTGACCGGTTCGATCTTGATTTTCTCGCCGTCGGAAAACCCGGTGATGTCGATACCGTTGACGATGAGCCTGACCTCGGAGGGATCGTAAAACTTTCCGTCGTTCATAAAGAGCTCCTTAAACCGTGATTACGCCGCTGACGGCGATGTTGTGTACCGCCCCCGCTATGACGAGCTGAAACGAAACACCGGTAAGTTTTCGCGCGGCGCGATCGTTGGCTGGAATGTCCGCCCTGCGAGGTACTGAAAGCGTGTACATGTAGACGCCTTCGTCGGAATATTCCTTGTCCGCCTCGTCGACCACGCGGGCGATAATGCCCTGCTTCCCCGCCTGCTTGAACACGGAGCGGATGACCGCCTCGACACGCGCGAAACCGGTATTGTCGAACGGGACCTTCCCCGATTTCACCTGGAGGTTGAAAAGCTCCTCGCCCAGGCGCGCTTTCAGGTAGTCGCGCGACTGGATAATGTCGATATACTCGCCTCCGGTGGTAATCCCCTCGTCGGTGTAGACGACGCCTGAGCGTGAGCTCATGGTCTGGCCTTTGCCCGCGCGAATGGCGGCCAGGGTGGTAAGGTCGAACGTGCTCGCGATAACACCGGTCGGACGTTTCCACTTCCAGGTGATTGACCCGATGTCCTGGGGAAGGCACAACCCCACCCAGGCGGCTTCGGGAAAACTGGCCGCGTCGCTGTGGATGAGATACGCCTCGCGGATATTGTTCCGGCCATCGAGGGCCGTTACGTCGGTGGTGCAGCCGAAGAAAATCTTTTCGTTCGCCATCGCCCAGGTCCCGGCCTCCTGCAGATCGGCCTTGGCCCGTTCGGTTATGAGCAGGGCATACCAGTCGTTGTGCGATTCGACGAGCTCGGCGAGAGAGGCCGAGATCGAGTCCTCCGCGTCACGAACATATACGGCGATCTTCTCGGGGCAGGGTGATTGAGCGAACATTAACGCCGCCATTTTATATTCCGGGTCGTCGACGGTGAAACCGGCCGCAACCATCGATGCCGGATCGGAGAACTCGCCATAGTCGCCGATAAGCCCGCTCGGCGCGGTGCGATGCCCCAGGATAAGCGGCATTCCGAAACCCTGCTGGGCGAGCGGCTGTGTCTGCAGGCTGATGTTGATGTTGAGATCGTTGATATAGGGCGGCATGTTTTCCTCCGGTTACATCTTCGATTGGAGATCGGTCACGCTCGATTCCATGTCGATCGCGGCGATCTCGGAAGTGATCATTTTAAGGCCTACCAGCGCCAGATCGAAACCGACCCGGTGCTCCCACCCGGTTTCCAGGAATACCGTTCGGTCCTCCATCTGCGGGCTTAAGATTTTAGGATAGATGCCGACGGCGGCGGCCGCTTCCTTGCCTTCCGGCGATTCCACATAGTTCAGGGCGCGATCGGCGAATTCCCAGAGGTCCCCGTATCCGTTCCCAATAAACGAGATGCTCACAACGGCCACATCGTCCCTTTTCGAGCTGCGGACGATTGTCGTATCGTCACCCTCTTTCGGCGCCATCAGGACCGATTCGGTATGGATGGGCTCCCCCTCCTGTGTCAGCACCTTGTACGACATGAACGGAAGCGCCGGCCGGTCCGCGTTCTGTTCGGCGCGCATGAACTGGATTCCGCAGGCTGTCGCGATGAGCTTCATGATCTCTTTTATTACGGCCGGAGCGATCATGCCACCCTCCGCCGGGCAAAGTACACGGTGAATCCTCCCTCGAACGTCCTGTCCATAATGTCGCGCACTTCGAAGGCGACCCCGTTAAGCGTTATTACCGTTCCCTTCGCGTAACGGGGAGCGGCTTTCTGATAAAATTTCATATCGCCGGCCGTATAATCTCCCTCGGGGAGGTTTTTGACCTGCGCCGGCGTGATCGGGATGGCGATGAAGTTCGCGGTTTCCGTCGTTTCTTCTCCGGGAACCATCTCCCCGTCCACCAGGCTCCCCGTCGACGTTACCGTAACCTCGACGGGACGCACCAGGTTTGCGAACGCGAGGAGCATCACTTCACCTCGTATTGAATCGATGAGATCAGCCGTCCCTCATCGACCAGGGTAGAGCTTTTCCGACGCTTGAGCGCCAGCGTGAGCGGCGCGTTCGGCGGTTGTATGTTGGACGCGATACGCGACTTGACGCTCGCGACCAGCGAGAGGCCTATCGCGTTGAGAACGTCGGTAGCCTTTCCCTGGCCCGAGAGGAGTCGTCCCATGGCGTCGGACGCGATCCGCACGGCTTTATCGACCGTTTCCCGTTTGTCGAACGTCGAGC